CAAGGTGGCTACAAAGTAGTTATCTTAGATGAAGCAGATTATCTTAATCCACAATCTACTCAACCAGCTCTTCGTGGCTTTATTGAAGAGTTTTCCAACAATTGTAGATTTATACTTACTTGTAACTTTAAGAATCGTATTATAGAGCCACTTCATTCTCGGTGTGGTGTATACGAGTTTAATACTTCTAAAAAAGATATGGCTAATCTTTGCCAAGATTTTATGGAAAGATGTCTATCTATACTCTCAAACGAAAATATTAAATACGTCGAAGGCGCTGTAGCTGAACTTATTATGAAGTTCGCTCCTGATTGGCGTAGAGTCTTAAATGAGTTACAAAGATATTCTATTAACGGTACGATAGACAATGGAATACTTACTAATATCAAAGATAAAAACTACGATGATCTTTTCTCTCATTTAAAAAATAAAGATTTTAAAAAGATGAGAAATTGGGTAGTAAATAATATAGATACAGATGCAAGCGCAATTTTTAGAGCCATGTATGATAGAATGAGCGATAAGGTTGCGCCTCAATCAATACCACAATTGGTGCTTATTCTTGCAGACTATCAATACAAAAACGCATTTGTTGCTGATCACGAACTTAACGTGGTAGCATGTTTAACGGAGGTTATGTCAGATGTTCAATTCAATTAAACTAACTTTATATACTCAAGAAGACTGTTATTACTGTTACGAGTTAAAAAAGAAACTTGTAGAGTGGGGATATGACTTTAGAGAAATAAATATAAGTCATGATTTATTTGCTAAAGACTTTTTAAAAGATAAAGGACATCGAACAGTTCCTCAGTTATATTGGAACAATACTCATTTAAATAAGTTTCCAACAACTGAACTTAAAAGAGAACATGTCGAAGCTGAATTAGATTATGAAAACTATATAGGTGGAGTAGAAAATTGGTCAGTAAAAAGAGCGTAGCAATTGTTGGTGCTGGTGTTGCCGGCATAACAACTGCTTATTTCTTAGGTAAAAAAGGTTACAAGATAAGATTGTTCGATCCAAACGGCGTGGCTGAAGAATGCAGTTACGCAAATGGTGGACAGTTATCAGTATGTAACGCCGAAGTTTGGAATAGTTATAGTAACATCGCCAAAGGCATTAAGTGGTTAACTCAACCAGATGCTCCACTTGCATTTAGACCTGACGTTTGGTCTTGGTCTAAAATTAAATGGGTTGCTGGTTTTATAGGTGCAACACTTACTAACTCATACGATAGAAATACTCGTAAAACTATCGAATATAGTTTACGTTCTCGTAGGTTGATGAAGAAACTTATGAAAGAAACAGGTATTGATTTTCATCATAATGATTGTGGCATATTACACATATATAAAAATCAAAAATCTTGGGATAAGGCTAGAAGAACTCTTGATAGATTCAAAGATACCAAGTGGGGAAGAGTCGAAGCTAAAGGTAACTTAGCTAAAAAATATAATATCTATTCTAAAGATATTGTTGGCGCTACTTTTACCAAAGGAGATTCTGTAGGAGATATTCATACGTTTTGCAAAGAACTTCAGTATTATATGGAAAAGAAATTTGATTTTAAAGTTTGGCCAAATAAGATAGTAAAAACTAAAGAGATTAAATTTTTATCAGGTAAGCGAGATCATGCCATAACTTTAGATGAACTCAAAAAAGACTATGACGAAGTTATTATATGTGCTGGTGCTTACACTTCTTTTCTTGTTCCAAGTTTAAATATATATCCAATAAAAGGTTATTCAATAACGTTTAGGGGCAGAGATGCTGAAGATGCGCCTTTTACTTCAGTGTTAGATGATGATGCTAAAATAGTCGCTTCGCCATTTAGTAATTTAACTTTTAGAGTTGCAGGTACGGCTGAACTTGCAGGGTGGAATCAAGACATACGACAAGATAGAATCAAACCTCTAGTTGACTGGGTGCGCGACAATACATTTATGGACGCTGAAAATTATACAAAGTGGGCTTGTTTAAGACCAATGACTCCTAACATGTTGCCAGTAATTAGTAAAGTACGAGGAATGTGGATAAATAGTGGAGCCGGCCATCTTGGTTGGACTATGGGAATGGCTTTAGCAGAGAAAGTAACAAATGATATATCCAAAAATTAAAGAAATTTTAGATAAAGAAATCAATAGACAAAACGATACAATAGAACTTATAGCAAGTGAAAACTTTGCAAGTCAAGCTGTAAAAGATTTATGTGGAAGCGTCTTTACAAATAAGTATGCCGAAGGTTACTCTGGTAAAAGATACTATAATGGTTGTGATTACATGGATGAGATCGAAGATTTAGCAATTGACGAAGTAACAAAGTTATACAAGTGCCAGTTTGCTAATGTACAACCACATAGTGGTGTAGGTGCAAACACCGCGGTGTATCAAGCATTAATGAATCCGGGTGATACTATACTAGGAATGGACTTGGCAAGTGGTGGTCATTTAAGTCATGGTGCGCCACCAACATTAAGTGGTAAATTTTATAAAGCAATATCTTATGGCGTTGATGATAATGGTTTAATTGACTATGAAGAAATTGAAAAGATTGCAGCAATACATAAACCTCAGGTCATAGTCGCAGGTGCCAGTGCGTATCCAAGAAAAATAGACTGGCAAAATTTTAAACATATTGCTAATACTGTAGGCGCTAAGTTAGTCTGTGATATGGCACATTATAGTGGATTGGTCGCAGGAGAACAATATCCAAGTCCTTTACCTTATGCAGATGTTGTTACAAGTACCACTCATAAAACATTACGTGGACCTCGTGGTGGCATGATACTTTGGAATGATGGTGATTTAACTAGAAAAATTAATAGTGCTATATTCCCTGGTACACAAGGTGGTCCACTTATGAATATTATTGCAGCTAAAGCGCAATGCTTTATGGAAGCAAACACAGAAGAATTTAAAGAATATTCAGAACAAGTAGTTAAGAATGCACGAGCAATGGCACTTACATTAAAGCAATATGGAATGAGTGTTTTAACAGAAGGTACAGATAGTCATATAATATTATTAGATTTAAGTGACAGCAAGTACTCGGGTAGAGGCGCAGCTGACTTATTGGAAAGAAATGGAATAACAGTAAACAAAAACGGTATTCCAAACGATCCTCGTAACTTTGTCGAAACAAGCGGTATAAGAATTGGTACTGCGGCTGAAACAACTAGGGGAAATAAAGAGTACTGGTTTAGAGAACTAGGACAAAGAATTGTGAGGATATTAAATGGTTGAAATAGAAATGTTAAATCAATTTGTAAACCAATTAGCAATGTGTGAATTATTATCTGCGCATAACTTGTTACAACCAAGTCTAGCATTTGATTGTAAACAAGTTGAAGTTTTTATTCAAGAATCTTATTTTGATAATAATTATAACGCATTCATAAAATGGTGGGATGCAACTATAGTTCCAATAGTAACTGAATTACAAACACTAGTAGAGAAACAAACATCATGAATCCTTTTGAATACGCCAACGCAATAAATTACACTAAGAAAGATATTATGGTAGATGATGTCGCAGAAAAAGCATACTTGCCATATATGATTAACCGACAACTATCGTACTTTCCTGACACTGTACTAGCAGCTAACGAGATGAACAGGCATCATCACATAGATAATCGCCTCCAATTCGATTTTTTTATAAATATAATTAGAAAGCGAAAAAGGTTTTCTAAATGGTTTAAACCAGAACAAATTAGTGATTTGGAGACAGTTAAACATTACTATGGTTACAGCAATGAAAAAGCCCGCCAAGTATTACATCTCCTATCCACTGAACAGATAAATGAATTAAAGAATAAGGTGGCCAAAGGTGGAAGAAAATAATATAGTAGAGTGGACTCCTAACAATATGTTAGAAGTTACACTAAACGAACCAGATGATTTTCTTAAAATAAGAGAAACATTAACAAGGATTGGAGTAGCTTCGAGAAAAGATAACAAGCTATATCAATCATGCCATATATTACATAAACAAGGTCGGTACTTCATAGTACATTTTAAAGAATTATTTTTGCTAGACGGTAAGAAATCTAACTTAGAAGAAAATGACGTTGCAAGAAGAAATACTATCGCAACTTTAATGAGTGACTGGGGATTGTTAAGTATTGATAATAAAGACAATGCTCAGCCAGTAGCTCCATTGAGACAGATTAAAATAATATCTTTTAAAGATAAAGATCAATGGGAACTCTGTCCTAAGTATAATATAGGCAACGGAGTAAAAACTTAAAAAAAAGTTTAACACAACCGTTTAAATTTAAAAAAAAAGTATTATATATATTATAGGATGCCGAATGGTTCGGGTCCGTACAACA